TAATTTTTAAAAGTTTTTGTAACAAAATGATAATTAGAACGTATAATGTAGTATTGGTTATAACAACTGTACTACGATTTCAGAGACTTTTTCCCTAACAGATTCGCATTCTACGACTTTATAGACCCCCATGTAATTAATAGGTTCACTATGAGTACTGGTGTCAGAGCTGGCATGAATCCTGCCTATGACTCTAGTCCTAATATGGTGACATCGCCTAATGGAGTTATGCATGATGTTTGCTTGATAAAAGCCCCTAGCAAGTCAAAGATAGTGTTTATAGCTGGTGATAATCTTATAGATAACCACTTGCCCTATGATTTCAAGGCTCCCATAATAAAGGGCAAAAATATGGGCAGAGTAGCTTATATGAAAAAAGCGCACTAAAACTTTCTTAACAAAATTTGTTATGAGGTCTGATATCCCTTTATTACTTTTGTGAAATAGAATAGGGATTTTGCGCAGCTAGAAACGTGCGCAAGCCTTAGATTCTAAGAAAAACGTTGAACACAATTAACCGACTATGAGAAAACTTAATGAAAAATTCGAGGTGGAGGTCAACCGATCTGCCATCAGAAAGAGAAAGGCATCTAGAAGCTTTTTCGTCTCTTTCGAATCTTACTTAACCTCAGACGAGGATACCACAATATTCGACTTGTATAATTTGGCTAAGTCCACTATTGAGAAATACAGCCAACCTAAAGAGAAAAGGACTAATCAGATGGACTTACCCATGAAGGATTATATCAGGCTGGAAATGGACGAGCTTTATTCAGAGATCAAAGTGATCTATATGGGTCTAAAAGGAGACGAATTGTTAATAGGTATCAAACTCAAAAAGAGCTAAACCATGGATTTATTTTTAAGCGATAATACGAGCGAGGAATACGTCGAGCTGATAAACGGCCTTGACGAGAACGAGAGAGAAGCCTATAATCGGTTTATATCTACAATGGTAACGGTTACTGACCCTAATGAGAAGGAGTTACTGAAAGGTGCCATGGAAGGTGCTACTCCTATGATAAAAGGTGACCGATACCACCCAGTAATATTTTGGGTGGACGACACGATATTTGGGTACACTCAGTCTGGAAATTACTTCAAGGTAGTGGGAGGCGATGTCACTGAAAGCGATAATGAACTATTCGTTGACACTAAAACTCTAGTAGAGCTTATCAAATGTCTAGATGACAACCAGAGAAAGGCATACAATCGACTTTTATCCAATATGGTGAGGGTTGAAAGCCCAGAGGAAATCGACATACTTAGGCACACAATAGAACATGGACCTCCAATGCTACAAGGTGACGAACACCACCCAGCAATATTTTGGGCGAATGATACTGTGTTTGGTTATTCTAAAGCTGACGTGTTCTTCAAGGAGAAAGGTCACGACATACTTGGGGACTTAGACGTATAGGAGCTATGGAAAAGATGGTAACGCTGAAATTGAACTGGAAAGAATGGATGCACTCATATGAGACGGCCAGAGTGGTCATAGATTCGCCCAAAGGTGGCAGCATAGAGCTTAAGAAGTCTAGGTCACATCTTAGGAACTTGATGGAGGCAGACGAAGCTCTACACCAAAAGTTGCTGCGACACATGTACTTTGAGACCATGCAAGCTAGTGTGGAGGAAATGAAGGTAATCAAGGAAGCCTCTCAAGATAGGTCTTAACAAAACTTGTTATGAGATTTGCGCAAGCTTTATTATCTTTGTATAAGAAATTTAAGGAAAACAATTTTTAACATTAACCAATTTTAACGACATGCACAATTTAGAAGAAAGATCAGACAAAGAAAAAGCATCAGCATTCACAATCGGTATGCCATGGCACGGACTGGGTCACGTACTTGATAACCCACTGACCGCAGAAGAAGCCGTAGAGGCAGCCAACATGGGATTCGAGGTGAAGAAGTACCCGAATCAGGTGGTAGTAGGTGATGACATTATCAAACATGAGGATTCATTCTCAGTAGTGAGAGAGGACTTGAAAACAGTATTGGCCTCAAAGGTTGGTACCAATTACACGCCATTACAGAACATGGAGGCATTCAACTTCTTTGACGAATTCACACAAACTGGAGAGGCAATCTACCAATCAGGTGGAGTACTAGGAGGTGGAGAACGCACATGGCTACTGGCTAAGATTCCTGACAACTGGGCAATCAGAGGCAAAGAAGGTGAAGAAATCGACAGATTCGTAGTACTTGCCAACTCATTTGACGGTAAGAGTTCAGTGAAGATCGCAACGACAAACGTTAGGGTGGTATGCTCAAACACTCTGAACCTAGCATTGGAAAGCACTAAGAACATGGTGAATATCCCACATACACCGAATATCAAGCAGCAAGTGGCAGCAGCCAAGTCTGCAATGGGGATGTTCGACCAGTTGAAGCAAGAGTTGAACACCATCTTTGGTAACATGTCAGGAATGCAACTGAAAGGGAATGATGTGGAATCGCTACTGGCTGGCATATTCCCAGTGAAAGAAGAGACCGAAGAGAAAGGCCTAAAGACCAAGATGCACACTTACAGAGACGAAGTGAAGGAAATCTTCGAGTCATCAGACATCGCAGGTCAGCAAACGGAACTTACGAGAGGTACGGCATACGGGCTATACCAAGCGACTACCTACTGGGAGTCACACGTGAAGGAGTACTCTAATGCCGAGACCAAGATGAAGAAGCTAGCATTTAACAACAACACTTTTAGTAAGAAAATGTTCAGTGAGATCATGGAGCCGAGGAACTTAATAGGGTACTAAGATAAAAGGCAGGTGCAAGTAGAGCACCTGCCTATTTTTATATTTTAATTGCATAGCACTATGATGTACGGAAGTAAAATAAAGATAAACCATGAGCCTCAAAAGGTGACCACAAGGAAAGAGAAGTCTCTAGGTTTTGATGGTTCATGCACCATCAATTTTCTATTAGAAGACTTAGGCATAGGCCGTAATGATGAATTCAGTGTTCAAGAGAATGAAAACACTGGAGAAGTGATTCTATACTACACTATGACTAGACTTGAAACGGACGAAGAAGTGCATCAGAGAGTGGCCAAACAGATTCAGTACAATAAGAACTATGACAACTTTCATGATAGACATGGGAGAAATCGATCTAAAACACTAAAAGAAATGGATAAGCAGGAAAGACAAGATTTCATCGATAAACAGATAAAACGCCACAAAGAACTTAGCGAAGAGCTAAAGCATATAGAGCGTGCTATTGAAAACCATTATTCACCCATTATAGAAGAGCTGGTAGAAAAGTCAGACGAGGATGGGCTAACTAGGCTTTTGGTCGAGAAGGCCAAAGTGATGATTTATATAGAGCGTGCTATTGAAAACCATTATTCACCCATTAAAGGCCAAGGGACAAAGCCAGAATAGAGAAACTGTGCTACCCCGTCTTGATAATTTGTGAAAACCGACTAAAACTGAACGCTATGGATGACCGATCTACATTAACCACCTCAGACCATCAGCTGACTATTGGTAGAACCTTTAAGTTCGCTGATGCGCCAATCACTAAGAATACTGTGGTGAGAATCGATAACAACTCTCAAGGACAAGAGATTATTCATTTCAACTCCAGCATTAATTCTGGAAAGAGAATAAAGAAGTTTGTGTATGGAACTGCTGAAATAGTGACTGCTAACCAACTACTAGATGGGTAGCCCTAAAGATAAGCGTATTGGTAAGATCAAGGCCTCATATAAGAACTACAATGAAATTTATGAGGCACTGGTTACAGGAGATTACTCCGATCTATTCAGAGAGGCAGGAACCAACAATTATCCCGAAGTGCAATGGATGACTGACCACTTTATCGAAGTGGAAGAATACGAGAAATGCGAGTTCCTCAAGAATCTGGAATTGCCTAAGGTCTCGGATGAAAAGTTAAAAGAAGAATTAAATCAATTGAGCAAATTATGAACGCAGATCAAACTCAGGCCTTACTGGCTGATTACACCAAGTGGCTCAAGACCATACATGGCATAGACATTAATGAAGAGGATGCCTTTGCCCGTGAGTACGTATATGACCACAGACCAAGCTCGCATCTTGAAGAAATGAAGAAGTCCAAGGACGACCCCGGTTATTTCGAAAACAACTTTGTATCGGTCAAAGACGCAGAAAAGAAGTACTACGTCAGAAATGAGGGATACCTTGGCAATGCACTCATTTGGTGGCAGGAAGGTGGAAGTTATTCATGCGACATCAGCAAAGCCCGTAAGTTCACGAAGGAAGAAGCTGAGGGCGTATGCCAGAGAAAACAGGACACTGCTTATGAATGTGAATACATCGACAGCTTAACCGATGCGAAAAAGGTAATCATTGACTGTCAATATGTTGATGAATCTAAAAGACTGTGGAAATGATGAAGGACAGACTATCCCAGATTTCCTCTGCTCTAGAGCAGGAGAAAATAACAGAGGAAGAAGCTAGGGACTTCCTCTTTGAACTCTTAGGCCATAGCGGTGATGCAAGTGCTTTCGAAGCAGATACTTTCAAGCTCGTGAATGCCTACTGTAAAGGTGGGCTGGAGAAACCCGATTTAGTGAAAAAGATGAAGTGGATAACAGGTAGTTGTGAAATGAGCTGATAAATACCAGCAACTATCATATTAAAAGAGAATCCCCCATGTGTAGGAGCAAATTGTTTAGAACGCTTGAGACCATCATACTCCCAGAAAAAACGAACGCCAGCCTAAAGAAAGGCTACCAGAAAGCAAGAGGTGAATACGTCCACATCAAGAAAGACCAACCCTATATTATCGATGACAGTAACAAAGAGGTGCAGCTGAGCATATCAGCTGCTTTTCTATATGAGAATCCTGCTATTTTCGAAGAAATCCATCTATACTAAAACATACTTACTATCCCCCGGTCGTACCGATCAGCATGATCACGATCTCTGCCACGCAGCACCAATAGGTTGCTAGCGTCTCTCAGCTCATGCATGTTTTTGATGAACTTGTTGATAGTCTCCTTGACATTAAAGTGTCCGATATACGCTTGCACCAGAGGTTCCCTGTGATTTTCTTTCAGACCCACAAGAGAACTCGGGAGATAATCCCTAGCTAAAGAGCTTTTAGCTATGGTAGCCCCGACCTTGGAGCATATCTGTGTTAGACGGAAGTCATCTGATGGGTCACCTATTTCTTTGTGCCACAAGTAATACCAGCAGCCCAGCTCTGCACTAAGATTAAGAAGCTTGTTAGCATCTAGATTCTTTAGCTCTGGGTCTATTTGCCAGCTTCTACCTATCCTCTTAGCCATCTGGTATTCGTATAGCTTGTCTATAACCCAATTATCCACCATTGGGTCGCCATGTATTGGTCTACTCATAATATAGTCTTTTCCGTTGTACTCAGTTTTTATGCTGTCAGTTACTGGTAACCCTGCATATGAAATGTCCATATAACTTTATGAGCATGAACGCAAATGAATATCTAGACATGGTAGGTGCAAAAGATGCTGATTTGCCTACTACTGAGGACGGAAGTCACCACAGTATATCCGAGCTAATGGAAGCTTTTCGCCAATACGGGATTGAAGAAATGGCCATCACCTTAGTGGATGGTAAAGGCGAGCACTATTGTGGCAATAAGGTGACTGGCAAAGAGATTTTCAACAATCACTGTTTGCTTTGTGGAGGCTCTTTCAAAGAGAAGCGTAAGCCGAAAGGCCTGAGGTACTTGGAAATAGTCTATAAAGAAGGGATTCCTTATGGAATAAGAGACGAAGGGAGGTACTTGATGTTCTTTCCTTCAATAACCAAATATGAAGGTCAGCACAAGAGGTACCTCAAGGAAGTAAGAGAAATGCATGAGCTTTCTCAAAAAATGCTAAAGGCATTAAAATCCAAATAACAATGAAGAAGATAATAAACAAAATAACCAGTGCCTGTCGAAGGCAGCCAGAGCAATACAAATAATGATATCTTGCGCACTTATCGGTCATGACTGGACTTCTAAAGCTGCGAAAGGTATAAGCCCTACTAAGGGGGAGACGAATGCAGGATTTGCAGGATTCCAGTCTTATTCAAGAATGTACTGTGATAGATGTGGTAAGATACACAACCCGATGTTGTAGTTTATGCGAAGTCTATCACACCGTAAGACGGGTCTTCTAAGTCCATACCATGGTTGAACTTGAAAGTAGTTTCTGCCCCTTTCTTTATGAGGTCGGAACCACCATGGTTAAACACCAGCTGCAAGGAGCTAAGGTCTTGGGTTACGTCTATACTATAGTCATCGATACTGTGTATCTCTTTGAAAGACATGAATTTGTTGACAATATAGCTAAATTTCTCGGCCTGTACTCTGGCCTTTCCTTGCTGGGTTCTAAGCTTGTCTATTTCGTCCTGCAGACCACTAACATGGGTTATGAGTCTTTTCCTGATAATCTCATGCATTGGACTACCATTGTTAGGAACTGGGCTGGAAGCCTCTCTATTCTTCGTTTTTATCGGAGTAATAAATCTCATAGTATCGTCATATATATTTTGTTCAATGAATGTTACCTTACAGATAATAAATGCCGAATAAGATAAAGACCTTTTTTGACCCCAGCATAGAGCTGGATGAGATATACATCGATGATACAGAGATGGGTACCAATAACCAAGGCACAGAAGACCCGTCTTATCAGCTATCAAAGGCTTATGGGTATACCTCACCTTTGATACAAATCAATGGAATACTTTTTGCAGAGAAAATGATAATGTCCTGCCGAATCACCATGGAAGGTATGTTACCCAAGATTACCTGCGTACTCTATGAGATGGGCGGTATATTTTCCAGCAAGCACTATCCGAAAGATGGTGACATGCTCAATGTTTATATCCAGAGCAAGAACGAGGATTATAAGTCGGTGGTTAGAAACGATTTCAGGGTCATATCTGTCTCGGCTCCCCCTTCACAAGATTCGCAAGGCGAAATCAACTTCATAACCTTGGAAGGTCTGCTACACATACCCAACTTTTTCAGCGAAGTGGCTCAGAGCTACCGGGAGTCCAGCAGTCATAATGTTCTGCAGGACATAGCCAATGAATTCTTACTAGGGTTTCAGTCAAACGTCAATAAGACTGCCGATTCCATGAATTGGATTTGCCCCACTCACAGTAAGAAAAGGTTCATACAAGAGGACTTAGCACTCCATAGTTATGCTGATGATGATTCGTTTTTCACGGTGTTCGTAGATCAGCACTATTACTTGAATCTAGTTGAAGTCAATGATAGATTTACTATTGATGCTGATTTCAAAGAGGTGACTGCACACATACCTGCTTCTGATAACACCGAGATAGAGAAAGGCGACATGTTGAAGAAAAACATGTTTGAGGTACTAACCAATTCCAATTACGCCAAAGGTACTCCGTTCTACATAGAAGGATATACTCCTTTCAACAATACTGGTCAAGTCAGCCTTAAGAACGCCTATAGAAGGTACCTGCAGACTTATGATAAGACGAATAGGGAATTTCTAAGGTACTTTATAGAGACCCTAAACACCGAGGGCAGCGATGACTCGATCATACTCAAAGATAGAGTGGGCGTAGATCATACTGCATTCAGGAAGTACAACTACACGGGAATGCAAGCCACGGTCAACGTTCATGAGAACTATCACCATGCAGCAGTCCAGAACTTCATCAACAATGTAGAAATAACCAAAATGGGCTTGGTGGTCAGGTTGCCGTACGTTAACCCAGCCATACACAGATATATGTCCATCCCGGTCGTCATCCTTAACAAAGGGAATCAGGCCAGAAAGGCTTTAACACAGAGTGGAGAAGAAGATCAGACCGACAGTATAACAAGGGATGAATTTTTATCTGGGTGGTATGTGGTTCATAGCTACGAGTACATCTATTCAGGAGCTACTAGGAAATTTAGTCAAGAAGTGACATTGGTTAGACGTGAATGGAATGAGCCAGTGAAATAATACAAAAAAGCCCCAGCTTTTTACGACTGGGGCTTCCCCATTTTTATCCTAGCACGTGTTAACTAGACACGTTACACGAAAAGATATCTATTTTTTCATTTTCTTGAGTCTATCAGCTACGAATTTTTTAGTAGCACGTCTTTTTTGAATCTGATTCCAAGTCATACCCTTGTTCTTTTTCATCAGTTGCTTCTCTTCTGCTGATAGCTTGCTTTCATCGATTTGGTCTCCACCTTCTTCACCACCATCACCACCTTCGGAATCAGCAACCATGTCTGCCATAGCGTCCATGAACTTCTTCTTATCTTCGTCAGATTTATCCGCACAAAGTTCTTCCAGTGCTTGCGTAGCCGAGGCTGCGTTCTCAGGGCTTTTTTCTATGAAGTCTTCCAAAGCGTCCTCTGCATCACCCCCTTCTACTACATCTCCAGCCTCACACCAAGCTTTCACCAATTTCATGGCATCTTCTTTGCTCTCCTCTACTAGGGCATACTTGAACAGTTCCTCCATGATATCCTCTACTCCCATCTCCCCGGCTAGAGACTTCCAAGTTTTCTTCACGTCTGGTGTGCTGACAGCTTTCATAGCCAATCGTCTCACCAATTTAGCAGACTCCCCAGTCACCTTTCCGTTGAACGCACCAGTCTTTTTGATACCCAGCATTTTGATGGCTGATTTCCTAGCTTGTTTAGCATTGACTAAGCCTAGCTTCACACCAACTCCAGCCCACATTAGTGATCTATCCAAGCTGAGCTTGCTTTCTTTCACCATGTTAGCCATTTCTTCAATAGCTTCTTCCTCGGCACCTTCACCACCATCGCCAGAATCTGACACGCTTGTCGCTTCTACCTCGATTTCATCTCTTTTAAGAGCATCTAGTGCCTCGGCAGCATTCTCATTAGAGGCAAAAACTAACTTATTGCCACCAATAACTTCATGTGGTATGTCCATAGATGTGATAAGCTCGCAAGCGGTATCTTCTATCTCCTTAGGAACCGTGATATAGTGAGCACCCTCGGTATCTGCAGATTCCTTAATCATTACTTTCTTAGACTCTAATATGGCTGATAACTTCTGAATCTTTTGCCCTTTTGAAGCTCCAACCGAGTACTTTCTCCTCTTGTTATTACTCATAATTTTGGTTTTATAGGCCTCATTAACAGCCTTGTTTTTCTCTATAAATTTATTAATCTTCTGAACAATTTGTTTCACGTCACTGATTCTGGTCTTACGGAATTTATCCTTGAACTTGAAGTACTGTGCTGCTCGCTCCAGCTCCCCGTCCAAATGTAAAACCAATTTCAAGAACCTAGAATTCATCATGATGCCATTCGGCCAAGATGATTCCTCATCCAAGGATACTGAAATAATGTACCCACCTAAAGGAGCTTTAGACACCTTAACATAAGGTGCCTTTACTTTCTCCTCCAATTCTCTCTTTAACTCTTCAAATGTTACGTTCATTTTCGACTTTTATTATACCGCTACGAATCCACCAGATGACACTGTGTTGTTTCTGAACAACGTGATTCTATTAACGAATACCCTGTTGATGTCAGGTAGCCTCAGTCTCGTGTCCACAAGCCCAACACTTGCTGCTGATAGCGAGTCTGGGTTATTCTGGTCATTGAACTGTAATTCAAAGCTAGCTATAGCTCCGAATCGTGTTTGTATCTGAGTATAATAGTTGTCAAGCAGCGTTAATACCTCTGTTCTCACATTAGCGTTATTGAATGTGAACACGTATTGTGCTAGCAGTCTCTCAGTGGCGATCTCAAAGGAAATCAATGCGTCCCTAGCACTCAATCTGTTCAAGATGGAACGTGATCTCTGGAATGCACTTCTATCATCGAAGATTTGGAATTGCTGATTCTTAAGTATGATCGGGTTGATACCTTTCTTACCAAGGAAGCCTCTGTCCTCTCTGAATAAAGGATACTCCATTCTTCTAAGACCACCTATAGCTCCACCCACTACACCATTTACTGGTCCTGCCACTGGCAAGAATGGGTTGTTTCCATTGGTCTGTACCGATACGAAAGCGTTGGCTATTGCTGCTGCTGGTGGAAAGCTTACCTCTTCACCTGCATCATCTAGGACGAAGTTAGGAGCAAAGAATCCACTAAATGAAGCACCGTCTGCCTCTGATGGCAAGGTGTACAAGAAGTCAGGATTTAACTGTATATTAGCTCCCTGAGAAATGTACTCAGTGTTCAATGTCGGTGCAGGGTTTGCAGCCGTTGGAGCATCAGTAAACCTAGGGTTCTTAGAATCCGCAAACTCTTCGAATGTCGGTGTGTTCAAGATAGCAATAGATCGCTGTCTGTCTCTCACCAATCTAGACAAGTATGACTTGGAATTCGGCTCAAGACCACCATTGAATGTGTCCACCAAGTATCTGAAATTGATGAAGTCAGGGTCTTTCAACGCTTTACCTATGTTGGTTCTATCAATCACCCCGTAGATTTCTCGAATCCTTTCGTTTGTACCGTCTGGCTCGTGGCTATCTCTTAGAGTGAATCCCTTCAAGAAAGTAGGATTGAAGTTAGGGAAGAAAGACTCGAAGTCTTGGTATCTTTCCACTTGAATCGCACCATCTGGGGCTGTGAATTTCTTAAATACGTTCGCTACCGTCACTTGAATATCAGTCACAACAGATGTACCTATGTTCCTGATTTCAAGGATTCTAGTAAGAATTTCTTCGTTGTCGGCATCAAATCCCACCACATATTGTCCTATAGAGAACAAGTCAGAGTTACTAACATCAGTGGTGAATGTTTTATCATCAACTGGAGTAATCTCAACTCTCTGATTCAATGACCCTACAATTGATATAATGTTGACTGCGCTTCCCGACACTGGGAATCCGCTAGCATCTACAGTTGCACCGAATGCGAAAGCTGACCCTACTGGTGCAGGGGATGTCAATTCCGAGTCAGTGAACATCTCGACTAGCACAAGGTCTCTATAATCATCAGCAGCATCTATACCACCTGTAGCGTTGATGAATGATGCTCTAATGAAGTACTCGTCTGTACCGTCTGAGATTCTGTCACCGTTGGTGATGATACCAGATTGAACATCATCCCACAATTTGGAGTTTCTATCTCCAATATAGAATGTGTTAGTCCCGTCTATCAAGATTCTGTTGATATCATGTTCCACTGTGAACACATCGGCTGTCAATAGGACATCCACGAATGAACCAGAATTTCCAGTCTCACCATCCTTAAGTGGGGAAGTAAGATCGAATGTGATCTGCGTTGCAGTTTTGAGCAACCTCGATACTCTCAGTGCAGGGTTAGCCACTGCTACCCCGGCTGCGGTACCTACCGCTGTGGTCTCACCACCTACTAAGTCTCCCAGCTCCATTTCTGTCTCTAGAGTCGAAAAGATAGGATTAGTGTTGTCTATCACTACTGTGATCTTTTTCGTAGCAGGAGAAGGTGTAATAGTCACTCCACCACCAGTTGTGTCAACATCGGTAGTGTCATTAGTGGCCTCTTCTTCAAATAATATGTTCTCATTGACTTTACCTTTGTATGAAAGGAAATCAGCGTTGTCCACGTTTCCACCAATAAGGTTGTGACCCACAAGGTCGATGTTCTTACTGTTGGTTCCGAATTCGAACTTGTCTAGTTCTTTCACGTCCACTGAGCAAAGAAGCCCTAGGCTATTAACCTTTCTATTGATGATCGCCTCAATATAGAAGTTCTCGCCAGTGTTATCCGTGAAATTCGGGATAAACGTACCAGTGATGATGTCTCTAACTACAAGCTCTGGTAGAGCAATGAATTCCTCAAATTTATCAGCTATAAGCCCGTTGTTGTCGAAGTATTCACCGAAGATCGGGTCAACTGCTAACTGGGCGAATCTCTCGGATGAGAAATTACCGTTGATGACATAGACATCGATGAAATAATCTGATATTAGATCATCATCCCTTAAAGAAGGAGGCTTCACGTCTGGGTCATCTTCATAGAATTCTTTAACTGGGATATCAAATCCTGCTATGACTGACTTTCTGATGATTAGTGAATAAGGAACCTGACTCAAGTTCACAATATTCAACAAGCTTCCTTGGTCTACAGCATCCCTAGTTGCCAACAAGAACTTACGGTCTGCTCTCCAGAACCTATCCTTGTTGTAGTAGGATGCATAAAGCTTATCAGAGACGTTTCCGTTCTCATCAGCAATGTCCAAAGAAAAGGAGCGATACGGAACTACATCCGCATTTTCGGTAGGCAAGCCAGCCTGATCGACCTCGTTATTGAGGTTTAACAGGTTGAGGGCTATTACCGGGGCGTTCTGTAACGCAACCTGTAAACTCCTATGGAAGAATGAACCCTTCCTTTCAAGTTTACGGTTGATACCACCGTATAGCGACTCTGCTGTTGCTTGGTCTCCTTGTCTGATTAATATACCAGTGTTGAAGCTACCACGTCTTGAAAAGCCGGGTACTAACACTACAATTTCGTTTGTTCCTAAGACAGCCTGAACTGTTTGATCTTGAATGATGGTTACAACACCAGCTGCGTCAAATTGACTTAGGTCGATTCCGTTTACTACTGCCATTATTAGGTGTATTTTTGATTATGTATTGCCCCACAAAACTTCGTATAACCAAAATATATTATAATTATATAAAACATGAAAAGACTTTCAGAGATCATATTAGAGGCTCAAGGGTATCGAATGAGGGTACACACCAGCCTATTTTTAAGCTGGTTCCTAAAGGGTGAAGTAGAAGATGGAATGACCGATCACGAATCCCGACCGATATTAAAAGTTCTAGCTAGCAATCAAGGCGACCCAGACATCTGGACACTAGCCTATGTTGAGGACGGAGCCAACAGACTTTTAGCCCAAGTGGACACCTACGAGGGCGTACTGATGCTCACTGAGCCACACAACCCAGCAACAGCCACCATAGTTAATTGGCTGTCCCTGAACCACAAAAAGATGGGACTGAATTACAAGGGCGCAACCAGACCTTTAGAAGATAGGAAGGACTTGAAGATTCCAAAAAGTACGCCCACCAATGTAAAGCCTCTTCCCGGTGACATGGACGAGCTTTGGGACAAATTGGTAGCCCAAGGTCGAAGAGTTATGGAAATCGCCATAACTGAGGGCAAAGCAATCTATAGCGTATAAAAAAAAAATGAGAAAGCTATCTAGCATCCTAGAAAGTACAATGCCTAAGAGCGGTACTTTCCCTTTCTTTCATCTTGAGCCGATTGAGGGCTTCTACTTTGAGGTGTCTAATGAATCATCCAAGTACTTGGTTAGTATCATCCATGAAGAAGATGGGTATGCAGGTAACTTGGCTTTCTCGACAGATGTAAAATCTGACGGGTTCGTGGTTCTCAAGTCAGCAATGATAGAAAAAGATTTTCGGTCTAGAGGGGTGTTCGATATGGCTCTGACCCTAATGCTGGCCAATATAGATGCGGACTTGATGGGCTATGAGAATCCGCAGGGCATAAAGCTTGACGAAGAGGCTGGAAAAAGATCAGATGCCTACCTTTACTGGCAAAACCTCATCAAAGAAGGTTACACGTCTCCAACTGAGACGGGTGATATGAGACACGCTTTAAAAAAAGAAAAGAGTACAGCCGTTATTAAGCATGCTAAGATGCAGCTAGAATGATGGATGACTTGTATTCTATCTGCGATCTGCCTAAATAATTAAAAACACGCAGTGTTCCACTGCCTAGACATAATAAATCTAACATTGTAATAATAAAAGCACATAAAGATGAAGTTGATAACACCATCCCGATACATTAAAGAAGCTGCCGAGGAAGAAATGAGTAACTTCGGTGAAGAAATTAGCATGATTAATGACTTCTTGAAAGCGGAGCACCCAGACCATGATGAATTTGATTGGGATGGAGCCACCCTTTCTATCACCTTCAAGGATTCAGATAAGACGGAATCTTTCACCAGAAAGGAGCTTACTGAAAAGATAGAGGGATTTCCTGCTGAAAAGATGTATGAATCCATCATCCACAAACCGAAGCGTTTAAAAAAAAAGCTCGTAAAAGAATCTAGGTCTGACAGTCAGGACGTTTCAGACCTTGTGGATGAGATGGGTGAAGCTGACTTTGTTATGGCCTATCTGAAAGCTGCTGGGGAGGATGAGGCGAAAGTGATATTCAAACAAGTCGAGAAGGACTTCTCATCTGATAATGTGGACATCATGGATGAAGCTGGTCTCAAAAGAAACGCATTCGTTGATAATTTGCTGGCTCTAGTTGAAATGGACTACATGGATAACGAGGAGCTAATCAGCTACATCACCTTAGTGCCTAGTACTGACAAAGTTCAATCCAATCTTGACTATATCAAGCAAATGCATGGTCTCTTGACTGAAAGCATTGAAGAGCTTGAGAAAGCAGAAGTAAAGGGCAACCACAATGCCGATAAAGAGCTTCTGGACAAACTTGATGCCTTTATTCAGGATGACAGCAACTCCACAGGAGACAGAGCCAGAGCCGTGAAAAAATTCGATGCTGTTATGGGCGAGGAGACCGAGGAGGAAGGAGATGACGAAATCGTAAAAGGCTACATTCAATCCGTGAATGAGGTGTCTGGTTATACTTTGAAGCCTAAAGAGAAGAAGATGGTGCAAAAGTTCATCAGTAGCGGTGGCGCAGACGTGGACACATCCAGATCTACCATCGGACTGGAATTCCAAGAGTTGAAAGACGGCAGAAACCTAGTAAAAGGTTTCAGGCAGAACATCGCCATTATTGACTTCAAGAATATGCAATTTCATTTGTTTGGTGGCTCTGGTAACATGAGTCAAACTTTGATCAACCTTATCAAGAAGTTAGCCAAGGGTGAAAACTTAAAATTCATTGATTATGTGACCTCTGTGAACGAAGTTCAAAGCAAGCATACTAAGGTTATTGATAAGATAGGCAGAAAGGTGGCTAGTGCAAGTGGTGAGAATGCTGAATTTAGAAGCTTAGAAGATGGTAGAACCCTAGTGAAGATAGGAGGCAAGAACGTGGCTGTGCTGGATTTCGATAAGATGCAATATTATCTACTTGACGGCCAAGAGCACAAAGATAAAAATTTGATGGACTCCACGGAAGAGGCAGTTAAATCGGCTGGTATGAAATTCGTGGACTATATTTCTTCTGTAGATGAGGAAACTGATATTCCCAAAGAAGAAGAGGATGCTATGGATTTGGCTCATGGCCTATTAGATCAGTTGATCACTTCACACATTGCCGATAGTTGGGAATGGGAAGATGATAGTCTGATATTCTATAACGACAATTCAGAGGTTATTAAAGAACTTGATAAATTATCAGCAGCAACACAGTTAGGCCTAGAGGTGGAAGACCTTGAGAAATTCTTCAAAATTTATGAGAACAAGCTGGGTGGTATGGAGCGAAAGCAAGATATGATGAAACTCAGCGAGAGAATATCTAAGAAAAAATAAATTATCACAATACAAACTGAATTATTATGTCTAACGGAATTGTAGGGAGCGTATTAGAGATTTTACATCTGGATTACGCCCTCACTTCACTTTTGATCACTTATTTTGCTATCAATAATGTTAGGTTCTTAAAGAACACAACACCTAAGAAAAAATCGCTTACTGCTTTCGTGGTATCCCTAGTTGTTGGTGCCGTATTTTGGCTTATAGACTCTGAGTTCTACACGGTTACTGAACTTATATTTTCGGCGACGGTGGCGGTAACTTTATATGAATGGTTTGTAAAGCATGTACTCTCCACTTTCGGTATAGGCACTAAGAAAGAAAAGGATAAAGAAAAAGAGTAACTATGGCATACATTAGCGAGCATCATGGCAATATGGCTGAACACGCCGAATTTATGGTAGTCACATTATGTTCTGATGAAGGGTGCTCCCCAGATCAGATGCACTCTATGAAACAGGCCATAATTGAGGCTGGATACCCAGAGGACGAGGTTTATCAGGAAGATTCTACAGCAGTGATTAGGCTTATGAAGATCATGAAAGGCTGTGGCATTAATAGAATGCACGGTCATGCATTACAGCATAGTGTGCTGGCCAACGCTATGACTGATGCCTATATGAAATCGATTCAAGCATTGTCAGAGTAGGTCTCTTCGACATCCTCTTCATCCACACCTATTTGAACACCTATAACGTCTCCCACCTTAATCCATGACTTGGGTATTTTGTTGGGATAGTCAAATCCGAGTATCTCGTACTCTACGTCATCGACTTCCATACGTTTAGGAATCTTGTCCCTGTGAATAATCTTTTCACTGACATTTTTTATTAGGACGAAAATCCCTCTGCCTCTTATTGAATATTTTACTAACTGGTCAAACATGCAATTTATATAGGCAGCACCAACTGGTATATTTTGCGGAAAGATGTATGTAACTGCAAACCCGAATTTATACGGTTTATTATCATGTTTTCAATATACCATCAAAATATGAAGAAAGAATTAAACCCAGAAAATAATTGTCTTAGTCAAGAATATCATAGTCATCTAGGGGGTTCTTGCCCGGTACACGTCCTTTGGGAGCTTGCTCACGAACAAGGCATAAGAATAAGCCGTGAAATTAACACCTACGAGCAATTTTATGAAAGATTTGTGAAAGACAAGGGGTATTTTGATAAGTACCCGATGACACAATCTATACAAAGCTCACCGTTCGCTATAGAAAAAGCAGTGTTTGAGACCTTCAAGCACTACAAGATCAACTTCGGTATCGACTATCTGGAGCTTAGATTTAACCCTATGCTTAGAAATGGGCACGATAGAAGGTTTGATCTGGATGTGGTCATACAAAGGGCATGCGACGGATTCCAGATGGCCAAAAATATGTATGGAATAGAAGGGGGTCTGATCATATCTAGCGATAGAAAGTTCACATTAACACAAGGTGAGATATTGGCTGGAAAAACCGTTGAATTCCTTGGAAAAGGTGTGGTAGGATTTGACTTGTCAGGGACAGGTAGTATTAATCCAACTAAGTACATGAACATATTCTCAGAGCTGAAAAAAGCAGGTGCCATGACCACGTTCCACGCTGGTGAAGGTTTAACCTCAGATCATGTCATAGAACTTGAACATGCCGTTACTCACTTGGAGCTAGACAGAGTAGGCCACGGCATAGCATGTGTCAAGTCAAGTCAGCTTATGGCCGTGATAGCTGAGCGTGAGATACATCTAGAGCTTTGCCCTATGTCTAACATTAAACTCAAGGTTCTGGGAGAACAAGAAGAGATCGCAGGGGTTACCTACCGGGAGCTTATATTGGATAACTTGGAACGCCACAAGATAGACTACAGTATTAACATGGATGGCTGGATGTTCCTTGACTGTGACCCAGCCAGCAACCTAGGGGTTATCGATAAAGACCTGAGCACTATAGATATTTAGAAATGATTTATTATTTACTCATAAATTCGCTTACTGACTCTGACTCTTGGAAGAGGGTTTACGCTAGCTTGAGGTCTAGAGGCCTTACTACTGAATGGTCTGAAAAGGGCAACTATGGAGATGTTATGCCATGCATAGACGGCTTCATATCAGAGGATAAGTCCGACTTGAGAGGGTACGGTATGGACATTGGTGAGCTTGTGAGCAAGACTGAGAATCACCTCCACGCTATTGCAGACCATGTTGTGGAAGTTATACATCCAGCAGGATATCTAAACACATTGAAGTTTCAGGACGGTGCTCCCGAGAAGTTCGAGACATACAACAAGGTTCACGACTACATGAAGTTCAGACTAATAGACATTTACAATAGCACTGAATCGGAAATGGGGGAGAACACAAAGTATAAATTCACTCTCCAGATGGAGGTCTACTTCCACTCGATATTCACCGAGATACTTAGGACTCACCATGTAGGCATAAACCACAGGATAAATACTATTGTAAAAAAGATATTGACATGACACCAGCAGAATTTATAATGAAATACCCTCAGTTCACCACTAATGTGGCTGGGATTAAAGCGGTAGATTACACCAAAGTGACTACGGCCATAAATGAATCGGGGTCAGCAAGCAGCCAATTAGCTAAAGACTTCCAAAAGCTACAGAGTTCCACCCCTGCCAGCTAACACTACTTCCCACAAGTTAGTAGCCTTTCTTGTCTTGAGTACACACAAGTTGTAGTTTATTTCCCACAGTTCAAGTGGTGGAAATAAATATGTTAAACAAGACAAACATGAGTTTCCACTTTAAACAAAGCAAGGTTTCAAATAGTCTGGATGAACCAGTATACTTGACCTTATTTCGTCAAACGATAGTATTGCCTCCACCTCTGAGAGAGACGTTTGGTACTGAACTTGTACACGAGCAGATCAAAAGGATTGGTGGACTGACTTTCGATAAACTACCTGAGACAGTAGAACAGATGTACAAGACCCATAAGAGAAGATTCATGGGTGTGGTCACTGATACTAATGTTGATATTGAGGTGGAATACGAAGTCAATGTTGACCCTCAAGGCAGAATGTATCCATATAACGTAATGACCGCTTGGTCTAAGTTGATGTACGACCCTAACACAGGGTTCCAGTCCATCAAAAGAGATTACGTAGGCTCCATGACTATCGAGGTCTTTACCAAAGATGGTCAGGTGATTAGAAGATCATTCGTACCCTTAATGTTCCCTATAACCCCTCCTAATGAGATGGAATTGGCTCACGCAGAAGAGAATATCTACACCATGAGTGTGACTTACGCTGCTGAGAATTTCACTGATGAGATCAATGGGTAAGGTTGGTATTATTGGAAACTTCTAGCAGGTCGATCTGTACCATTTTTGTATACAGAACGAATAGAAAGTACAGAATGGATAAGATTAGAAATATAGTGTCAGATGATAAAAAGTACATAGCACTTGAAGGTGACGTTTTTTTCAAGTTACTAGGAAGCGCACCCAGCGAAGGAAAGACGGTGGGTATTCTTACGAATGATAAGAATTACCCAACCAGTCATCTTTGTTTCATTACAATAAAAGATTCCAAATATATCATAGACTCAGAAATGGACTGCCATGAGGACTTGAACGTCTCATCGGTACTGAGTGTTATTAACTCTGCTATGAAAAATCACGGAATAATAGAGAAGCCCATCATGGCTTTAGAATTCGAATAATCCTTATATTTTGGACTGTTTCTTGTTCATCATAGTCTTAGTAAGCTTGGCAGCTTCACCACTAGACAACTCAAGAGCCTTAGTATAGCAATAACCTACCAGATCGATGGACGCATTAAGCGTACCAAGTGTGTCGTGGGCTGAGTCACGTTTTTTGGCTGCTGATAGGCTTTCTCTGAGTTGGTCTAATCTGCTTTTTAGGGCTAAGTGCACGGCCTCGAAGCCGAATCCACCTTCCATTAACTCTTTTACCTTTGGGACAACAAAGTTATCCAGCTCTTGACTTATGCCTTTTTCATACCCCTCTGCGTATTGAACATCTAGAGTGTTATTAGACTTGGGGTCATTGTTATCAATTGACTCCTTAGCGAAGGATTTCGCTTGTTTGATATAATTTTGTTCGAATGTAGACATTGTAACCTTGTTTTGATGAAATTATAGTATTCCTACAAAATTAGTTTCAATGGCATTTATAGCACACACAATAGGCAAGAAAGTCCTAGTAGAAGAAATAGGACAAGTTTACAAAAAAGGCAGCTTGGAAGTAGACCTATCCCCCAGCTTGAAGTCAAAAATGGTCAGGGTTGAGGTGATACCTAGAAAGCAGAAAGTTAAAGCAGAGCTAGGAGAAGTCTACCTAGTGACCAGACATTGCGGTGTTTCAGTTAAAGAAAATAGGGAGTCTAAAAGATATCTCATAATTGATGATATTGATTTGCAGTGCAGGGTTGAAGATATGCAATTAAGTAAGGCTTAACAAAACTTGTTACCAAATTTAATTTCGATATGTTTTCTTTGTAAGTAAGAAATTAATAAAATTTAAATCTCATAAATCTTTAAATCATGACAAATCAAGTATCAAACAAATCGCAAGTAAGAGAAGAATTACAAAGTATCACCTTCAAAGAGGGAGTAGTGGTAAGTTTAGGACACAGCATAGTGAGGTTTCTGAACAGCATAACATCTGAGGACGACAGCGTAAATATCAAGGAAAAAGGCTGGTCGTACGCTAAGGAAATCGGCAGATCAAATGCCAACTTCACCAAAAAAGATGTGGTCAACTATTTGACTTCAAAGCTGAAAAGCGACTTCGGCATAGTATTAGTATCAAAAAATCAGAGCAAAATGTCTCATAACTTTTCTACGGAACACATACAGGAGCTAAACAAGCCGAGCGTAAGCTTCGGTGACTGGTTAGACCTATTGATCAAAAATTACGGCCAAGAGGCTGTCGAAGAGCAACTTTGCCTTGACAGATTCGAGCAAGCAGACTTGGAAGAGGTGAAGGCCTTAAAGACCAAGAATGAAATAATCAGGTCGCTTATCAATACCTACGCAGTGGTAGATGTGCAAAAGGTGCTGATGATCTCAAGACAGAGAGTAATCAACATCAGAGACGAGCACAAGAGAAAAGCGAAGAAATCATAAATAAAATAGTCGTTTCAAGTGAAAATGGTTCTTAATGAGGGGCTATCAGTCTAACTGGTAGCCCCTCTCCATTATTTGATAACCATCTCCCTTCCTTTATTGAATTCTGCCACCTTCTTTTTGATGTCATCATCCCACAGCAGGAGCCATTCAATATCCCTTGTTCCAAGGCCATGGAATTCCACATAAGCCTTGATATCATCTGATTTTACCTTAGCCTTTGTCCTAGCCAGTTCGATGGCCTTTGTTTTAGTGTACATGAACTGGGGTGTCCTTTTGTACTTGTCCTTAAGCTTTAACCTCCAGAACTCCAGTATACCAGTAGGGCTTTGCCTCATATGATTTAACCTCTGAGCTGTCTCGGGGTATTCAATACTTAGCAGCCTGTTTATCATAAACTTGCAGTTCTTCTTGTCTTTGTCGCTTATCAAGTCCCACTTATCAGAGGGGTCGAATAACGCATCTATTACTGTAAACAAATTCATATGCTGTATCTTACGTTAACACTAAAACCATTCTTATTCGCCATGGATTCAAGGTCCAAAAAGCCTCTGTTATCATATAGGCTCCTGTGTATCATTTTCATTTCCATATCGTTGACTTTCTTATCCACCACTTTGAAGCCACCAATTGTGTAGTCCTTAGGCAGGGTATAGTGCGTAAGGCCTATCATGTCAAAGTTTTCCTTGATGTTGACGCTAATATTAGTGGCGTTGGAAACTGGCACCTTCTGCTTAAGTGTGATATTCTTTGCCATTTCTAGCCGAGCCGAATCAGATTCGTACAAGTCTTGCATATACTTCTCATTGATCTCGGTATCTTCTGATAGAGCCTCCACGAATTTTTCTGCACTTGTTACTCCGAAAGCCACAGGACCACCTTTGGTACTCTTATAAGAAACACTTGGAATCTTATCACCGCTGTCACCTGCCAATATCTTAGCTAGCATCTTCTTGTAAGGATTTATGACTAGATTGCTCTGGGACAGACACTTATTATAGAACCTGTCCTCTGGGGTCTCAACTTCCATGTTAAAGAAGTCCTTATCGCTGTCATTATCCACCGATTCAACATCTGAAATAACGTAATGCTCCGTGGCTGAGTACTGAACCACTGGTGCTGCATCTTTAGTCCTATTTCTGAGAAGCTGGTATAAATCCGAATCACCACTAAAGATTAGGTTGTACTGCTCTTTCACTCGTGGTGAATTCGGCACGATATACAACCAGTCGTCACCTTCAAGTTTATCAGAGTAGAATGTTATGAACCCATTCTTTTTGACGAATGACATAAATGCCTTTTTGTACCCCTTGAAATGGTCAAGTGAGACTCTTTGCTTTTCGTTCCTACCCTCTTTATAGATGAAGTGCCTGTGCTCCATCTTGTATTGCTTCCTCCATGAGCTGCTGCCGTCAAAAACGAATATACAGTTGTTTATGGGGCATTCTATAGTTCGTGTGAACCAGTTCAGCTTCTGCAAAGCGTATTCCGTAAGAGGCTGGGGGTCAGGACTATTATAGAAGTTGTCGTCTTTGGCTAAACTGAAAAAGGAGCTATAGAGAAGGTAATCACCGTCAATTATTAAATTTAGCATGCTTTCAGTTATTTTGTGTTAGACTTTATTATGTTTTTAAGTTCGAAGATACAAGCTTTCATAGGCAGAACTTGGTCAACCGATGTAGGCATGTTGTACACATGATAGCTAATCACAGAGAAGATATGCTCCAGAACGTTGTTGTGCTTAGGGTGATTCTCTGCCAGCCACCCCGGAAACTTATTTGAGAGGCTACTGAGAACACTTGCTGTCTGATCAGAATACTTCGCTACCAAAAGTTGGTGGAGCTTCACGTTATCCATAGTAGACACAATAGCATCAAATATGTCGTTGTAGTCACCTGTGATGTTGTTATCCAAGTTATCGATGCTGATCTCTTCCCCAGCCTCGTGTTTCTTCGCTAAATCCAATAGCATGGCGTTGACCTTTCTCCAGTCTGGGAATCCTCTTTTGACGATCTCTAGCACTATAGCCTTTTCTGGCTTGATGCCGATTAGTTTTAGTAGCCTACCCACTCTGTTGGCATAATTGACTCTAAGCTCTTTCCTCTCATCATCATTGGTAGGCTCAACGTTGACACCATAATTGAATCTAGATGCTAGTCCACCTTCCCCAGCCTGTAGCATTTTGCCGAAGTTGTTACAAGTGGCTACAAACCAGATGTTGTCACTATACTTGTCCATAAAGCCTCTCATGGCCATATAAAAAGCGTCTGATGCGCTATCAATCTCATCAAGAAATAGCACCTTTGGGTTGTCCTCAAGGCTGGCTGCCTCGCAGAACTGGGTGATGCTTTCTCTCAGTGTGTCAATACTTCCAGATAAAGAGGCATTCACGAAGTGCTTATTGAATCCGTGCTCCTTGATGTAAGTGTGTAATAGACTTGATTTCCCAGTCCCCGGTTTTCCATGCAAAAGCAATGGTGTCTTTCCATCGACTTTTTCCTTCACCCTTCTGAGGTGGGTGGTTTGTGAAAGCTCCTTTGGCTTTAATTCTTCTGCTGCTATCATTTGTTTAGTTGTTTTAGTTTTAAAATCATATCGTAGCATGACCTAAGTTTCTGGACTGTTTTGCCCTCGTCCCAGTAGTCATAGTCCACTCTGTCATTGCCTCCCATAAAAAACGTCATTTCTATTTGGGCTAGGTTGGCATCCATAATACCTACTTCTTCTGAAAAGGGATAGTTCACGTTATAGTGTTTACACAAAGCAGTCTCCAGCTCTACAGTGATTTTTTCGTATTCTTCACCTACCAGCCTCTTAATCGGTTTGGTTATGTCTCCTAGCAAGGACTCTGCGACATCATGAAATAAAAATTGGAGTGCATAATCTAACTCACCTGCGAAAATAAATGCCTCGGTTCCCATTACGATGTGCTGACCTACAGATAAAGGTCTCTCGGTGTGACCTAAGTACCTGTTGATTCTGGCCAAAGACTTGAACATGAAGTCGAGATCAAACAGATTGAAGTCGAGGTTTTTGAAGTCTGCCAGATCGTAAGACCTATCGTTGCTGGACACGACCACCGTTTTTCCCATCAGCTTGGACTGGGACTGCTGATACCCTTTTAGTTTTTGCATTGATCAAAGTTTTAAGTGATTCTATAAAGCTATGGTACTAAGCGGTTGCATATGGGGGTTACACCATTGTAGTTCCCATCTAATGTCACAATTATATTACATAAAATATAACATACACAATATGATCATACTAGAGTCCAAGGGAACCAAATTCCCTGAGAGGAGAGAAGTTTTAATTGCGGAAAGTATAGCTGCCAAACCTACCAATGTCGTCGAGGACGGCGAGACCTTTGTGTTTGAGGCCATATGCGCAGATTTTTCTGGTTTCAACGAAAACGATAGGCTCTATGATGAGTCAGACTACGTTAACGACCATTTACCATACTTGCAGGAAAAAGCACGTGGTGGTGAATTGGTTGGAGAGCTTGACCACCCAGACGAATTTTTAGTAAAGTATCAGAATGCAGTCCACATCATCAGAGACATCTGGTATGAGGAAGAGGAGCACGTGGTAAGAATCAAGATAGAGCTTCTTGACAACGCCCATGCTGATACGGTTAAATCCATTGTTAGAAAAGGTGGGGTGGTCTTTATCTCTTCAAGAGCATCTGGAGTGGTTGATAGATCAGGCAAGGTTTTCATAGAAAAGATATACACTTACGATATAGTATCAGAAGGTGGATTCAAAACATCTAATCTTGTTAGAATCTTCGAGTCTGTTTACGAATCCAAAAATGCTAAAGGACAGATATCAATATTTGAGCAGAAAAATAAAACTGCTGGTAACATAAATAGGTTAAACACGAGTGAAATGACACAAGATCAAAAGATAGCCAAAATCGTGCAGGAAACGATTAAATCGATGGGATTGAAGCCGAACCTAATTACGGAATCATTAAACACCCCATCCAAGTTGACGCTGGACGGCATGAGAGTAGAATCATTAGTTCATCTTCCTAAAGCAGGTACTAGCATCGGAATCGATGGCAAGAACCTTAAGGTGAAAAAAGTGGTGAAGGTTGGAGATTTACAACCTGACCATAAGCACTTCCAGAAGAAGGGCATCTTTGAATACATCATTGAAATGGTTGATGACCAAGAGAACGAAGTGGACGGCTACGTTAGCGGTACTGGTGAATTCATGGTAGATACAATTGATGAAATGTCTCAGGGTGAAGGTAGTTCTGCTACAGCTCTTGAGGGCAAAATGAATCAAGTCATCAAAACAATCAACCATATGCAGTCCAAGCAGACAGCGATGCTTGCTTATATGGACCAACTGACTCCGATCATAGAACAGATCATTACTCACTCGGACGAAATGGTGGAGGCCTTAGATGGCCACGACCAGTCAATCACTGAAATGCGTGAAAACATGGACATTGCTGTTGACCACTCTGATGAAATGGTAGATACATTACAGCACGTAGTTGACCATGGCGACGAAGTTACTGAGAGCATCAACGCTATCACAGAGCACTCGTCCAGATCAGATAAAACCATGGATATCAGCATCCAGCATTCCGATGACATGGTGACTGAATTCATGAAGTTAAAAGAAAAAGTCGGCAGACTTAGCACAGTATTCGAAGCAGTAGTAGAGCATTCAGATGCATTAACAGAAGGTGTAAACAGCCTTATGGAAGATGCAGAGCCTCTAGACCAAAGGCGATCAGCTATAATTGCTGATATCGAAGCAGAAGAGGCTAAGGATGAGCCAGATGAAGATAAATTAAGTGAACTTTACCAAGAACTCGATGAGGTTGAAGCTCAGCTGTCTCAAGAGGACAGTACTGAAAGTATAGTCGAGAGTACCAGAAAAATTCTTGCAAGCACCAATGGACAAAAGGTTGTGGCACAAGAGAAGATGTTAAGGGCTGAATATCCTTGGTTATCCAAGGCTAAGCCAGAGACACTAGCACGTTTTGCTAGTTTAGACCAATTGACAAAGAAAAAAGTCAATGGTAACGTTGAAAATTATCATGGAGACAAACAAATCAATGGGTTGATTACAGAGGCAGTTAAGGGTGTCACGGTGGTCGATAAATTGATATCAAGAATCCCTGATCACTTGGTTAACAAGTGGAAAGCTCTGAATAAGGCACAGAAGAACAACATCATTGCCCTGTTTAATGCTAAGGGCTTAAAGTCAGATGTTTCTATCGATAATTTCTGGAAGTCGGTCAACTTACGACCAGATGCCAAATTAGAGAGGCTGATCACCGAAGGTAAGGATGTTCCTAACCAAGGCCACGACCCTCTAGGCTATGACGCAGATGAAATTTCAAATGCTCTGCGTTAATCAGTACAAAAACAATCTCATTAAAAAATAATTCGCAAAAGATATGAACGCTCAACAGAAGCAATTAGTTTACGATACGTGGGTTCCACAAGTAAAAGAAAGAATCCGCAAAAAAGGTGGTGAAGGACTATTAGAAAGAGTACCTGAATCACGTTTGAAGGCTATCGCCTTGATGGCCAACACGAGAATGATGTGGGAAAAGAAGAAAAGACAGTTAATTACTGAGAATGCTCAGGGAACTGCCAATCTTGGAAACACAGTAGGTAGAAGTCCATTCGACTTCGGTAACAACCCACAGAACGGGTACGGGGAATTTTATTCTCAGTTAGGTTCTGGTGAGGTTTACGTGAACCTTTTCGGTATGTTCATCGAAATTTCAGCAATGACTTTCGCTATGGACTTAGTACCAATGGTTCCTATGTCTAAATCATCAATCGGTATTTATATCGGTGAGCCAGTTTACGCTGGAGGTACTTTAGAATCTGCAGAATCTAAGCCAGAAATTATTCAGGTTAAGGCTTCTGTTAATGGTGCTGCTGCACTACCGGGTGACCCTGATGTAGGCTCTTCTTTCACTATTGCTACTGCTGCAACTGGTGGTGAAGATATCGCTACGGTGACTTTCGTTGGTCGTCACCGAGTTAACGGTAACTTAGTCTTGAGATTAGGTACTGTGAACGATAATTCTGGTAGTGGTGGTACTAACTGGAAAGAAGCGTTGATCGCTGATCTTTTCGATTCTGCTACAAGCGGTGCTGGTATCTATTCAAATGCTACAGACTTCATCACTTTTGATGCTGGAAGCGTAGATTACCTTGAAGGTTTCACTAACTACTTAGCTGGTTACAGTGGAGCAGGCATTGATGACCAAGACCCATTCTTCTTGAACAGAGGAAACGGTTCTAGATATAGCCAGCCTATGTCGAGATTCACTGGTTCTAAGACGTATTACAGATCAATGGGATTACGTCAGTTCAATAGAAACTACGAGGCGCAAACCTCTAAGGTTGACATTGAGTTGCAAACTGAGCAAATCCAAGATATGATCATGGACCACGATCAGGATGCCAATGAATTCGCTGAATCAATCATCAACGATCAGTTGTCGCAAGGGTACAATGACCACATTCTTGGTAGAATGTTTGCATTGGGATGGTCTAACCACCACCAAATGAACCAGAACAACGGTTTCAATATGAACACGTTCTTGGGAGATTCTGGTAACACAGGTTCTGCTCAATCTTACTTAGGTAAGGAGAACACAGCATTGACTATTGCAGGAAATGCAGGTGTATTGCCAGCGACTGGTGCAATCTCTGAAAACTTGTCATCATTACAGAGAAGAGTAGTAACTCGTTTATTATTCGCTTCTGGTATTGTGAACACAAGATCAAGAAGAGGTAGAGGTGACCAATCAGTGCAGAACGTTACTCTTTCTACAACTTTGAGAGACATCAGAGGGTATAGAGAGGCTCCATTCGAGAACGATCTTGATACTGATACTGGATTGAGTTTACTTGGTTCACTTTACGGAATCAGAACTTACGAGGATAACTTGATGAGTGCTGAGGACCAGAGAATCAACGTTTCTCGTCACGGTAATGAGAAAGACCCCGGTATCAAATTCTGTCCGTACATCTTGAACGAGAGAATCAGTACCATCTCTGAGGGTACTATGGCAGCTAAAATTGCTATGATCTCAAGATATGCGTTGCCAGAAGTTGGTTCTTACCCAGAATTGAACTACATGACGTTTGTCGTAGAGAGCGAAGGTGGTTACAATATCATCTAAGTCCTAGAGACTACGTAATATCAATAATAGAAGCCCAACTAGGAGACTGGTTGGGCTTTTTTGTGTTTAATAATTCAGAAGCACACAATAGCCTCTTCCTTTAACTCAGTTTATTCTGTAAACCTCTGGCACCTCGTAACCGCTTCAAGTGTCTCTCGTATACTTCTTTTATACCCCGTGTAACTAAAAAATAGACATATGAAGCAATACCACGAATTGATGCAGCACATCTTGGATAATGGAGTCCAGAAAGGTGACAGAACTGGAACAGGCACTAAAAGCGTGTTCGGATATCAAATGAGATTCAACCTACAAGAAGGATTCCCAGCCGTAACCACAAAGAAGCTACACCTCCGATCTATCATACACGAATTGTTGTGGTTTCTCAAGGGAGATACGAATATCAAGTACTTGAAAGACAATGACGTTTCTATCTGGGACGAATGGGCTGATGAGAATGGGGAGTTAGGACCAGTCTATGGTTCGCAATGGAGAAGCTGGCCGACACCAGACGGAAAGCATATTGACCAGATCAGTCAAGTAATTGATCAAATCAAAAATAACCCGAATTCAAGAAGAATTATCGTTAGTGCTTGGAACGTGGCCGATGTGCCTAATATGGCCTTGCCTCCTTGTCATGCCCTATTTCAGTTCTATGTTGCGGATGGAAAGTTAAGTTGCCAACTTTATCAACGCTCTGCAGATGTGTTCTTAGGTGTGCCGTTTAACATAGCATCTTATGCACTATTAACAATGATGATAGCACAGGTTTGCGACTTAGAGGTGGGAGACTTTATCCACACATTCGGTGACGCACACCTTTATTCTAATCACATGGAGCAGGTTGACAAGCAGCTGGCCAGACAGCCTTTTCCTTTGCCTGTCATGAAAATCAATAAAGATGTAAAAGACCTTTTTGAGTTCACCTATGATGATTTTGAGCTTATTGACTATGTGTGTCATCCGGGTATTAAGGCACCGATTGCTGTCTGAGACCCCACAGGGCACGTGAAATATCTTATTTTTCGCTACTAAAGTTTGGCTGTGCTTATATCAGCATCATCCTTTGTAGCGATTTTCCTTTTACCTAAATTAAGCAAATCGTCATGAAGTCCAATAAATATGAGCCAATCTATATGAAGTTGGCCTGTGAATACGCCAACCACTCCCACTGCATAAAGAGACATGTCGGCGCAGTCTTAACAAAGGATACTAGAGTCATAGCCACTGGATATAATGGTCCACCCGAAAACTATGCGAACTGCGACATAGAATGGCCAGATAAGGGCTGTCAAAGAGACGCAAATGGTGGATGCTCACACGCCATACACGCAGAGCAAAATGCCATAATGCATGCCTTAAGAAATGGCGCAGACACAACATGTGCGGAATTGTTTGTTACTTTGTCGCCATGCCTACCATGTGCTAAGCTCATACATTCATCAGGAATTACTAGGGTCGTATACCTTAAGTCGTATGCTGAATATAAGGGTCTAGAGGTTGATGAGGGGGTGAAGTTCCTTAAGGATTTCGGGATTCAAGTAGAAAAATTCGACGGCCAAATAATGGTGGTTTGATTGCAATTAGGTAACCACATCGATCGATAAAGATATTAAAGGTAAGGCAGGTGGTTCGACTCGAACACGACCATCCTGCACAGACTGGGGTCGTATTCTTTGCGTGGGGAGCAGGGAGTTCGACCCCCTGTCGTACAAATCTATAG